CATGCCTGGCGCTCTCATCCGAATAATTGCGCCTGTCTCATTGTTGAGCACATCGTCAATGTTGACCTGTCCTTCCACCACTGCTGTGCGTGGATGGATTGACTGCGCCAGCGAATCCAAGGTATTTCGCAATATTTCGGACTTGATTTCCTGAATGTCGTGCGTCAGATCGAATACTGACATCGCCTCAAGTGGCGAGGTGTGTGGCTCTGGGTCACATGGGAAGTCAACAAATGGAATGTAGCTGGCCGGAAGATTTCGCACCACGGTGTAGCCTGAACCCATGCAACAAATCTTGCGTAACTCGGCGATACCGTCACCGTCATAGTCCACGCGCATATAGGACTCGACATACAGAACGCGGCGTTGGCCAGGATTCAAACTGTCGCCCGAACCCATGGTGGTGGAGAGTGGCTGACGCGCCAAATACTCGTCATTGCTGTCCAAGTCGGTGCTGGAGATGTTCTCCTCGATCTCGTCCAACTCATAGCCCATGGCCAGCAAATCGTCCACGGTGGCCATCTGACGGTGGGCGATGATGCCTGCATCCTCAAATGAACGCGCTCTACGATCAAGCACCAACTCTTCAGGTGGCACAGCCATGATGCGGATGCGCCCATCTTTGGTGGTGCGCTTGATCTGCACATCATGCAACATGGGTTGCTGCATCGGCATGGGTTGACCTGTCATTGGATCAACCTGTGGCTGCATCATGTCCATGGGCACAGATGGGTCAGGATAGCTGACCACAATCTTGACCTCTGCGCCCTCTTGCATCAGCAGTTGTACGGTCTGGTCATCAAGTCCAGAATAATCCTCAATCTTGACCTCTTCAACCTCATCCCACCAGTATTTGGCGATACCGCACTTACGCACCAGAGAGTCTTTGAACAACGCATAGGTGGTCATGAAACCGTTGTTGTCGTTGCTGAAGATGTAATTGGCATAGTCAGTCGCCTGCTGTGCGCCAGCCACATCTTCCGGTCCACGCGGCACATACTCAACAACATTCTCACTGCTGAAAAACACTTTCATCAGGCTTGGCAGCATGGCCGAAACAGTGTCGCGCACCTCCATGGCCACGACTTGTGAGCGCCCATCTTCCTCATTGCCAAAAGGATCGCCACGGTAATATTCAGTGCCCTTGGCGCGAATAGGAGAGATGTCGGCATCGATGTAGCTGACAGCGTCCTCCAGCTCACCGGCCACAATGCCTTGTAACTCGGTATCGTCCATCGGATTGACTGCCGCCATGTCGGTGGTCAGTTGCTAATCGTTGATCATTTCTTGTTCCTTGCAGAAATTGCTTTGGCCTTTGCTCTGGCATCAGCCTTACTTGACGCGCCCCACGCCTTCAGACTCAACAGCAAGCGCGTTGGCTCGCCGTCTTTCATCTCTGGACCAGGCATATTGCCCATTCTCGCAAGGAATGATGCCCTGCGCGGGTTGTCGCCACTCTTGACAGGCGCTTTCAGATTCATGCCCTCGGCTTTTGCGCTGGCGCGTCCCTTCGCATTCAGGCCGCCTTTGGGATTTTTACCTTCACTACGCTGCCACGCGGGTGTCTTCATAGGGCACTTTCTTCAAAATCACATACATGGAGTCAACTGCTCGCGGCAGTCGCAGTATCTCTTCTTGTGGCAATTCTAGGCTTGCACCGTAATTGCTGAGACTCATTTGCAAATGCGTCAACTCAAACCGACTACCTTTCCAGCCCAAGTACCACGCCCACTCGCAGTAATACACCCAAGATTTTTCGTTGAACGCACGCACATGAGTCGGGTCTTGCCATGCGCCATGACTCAAATCGTAAGGCACATGAATGTGCATCTCGCCGCCTTCACGCAACAAATCCCGACAGTTGGTCATGGCCGTTACCAGATCGGGTATGTGCTCCAACACATCATTGGCGATGATCCTGTCAAAGCAAAAAGGCTTAATAGTCACCAGCCCAACTGGTGACTGTATGACTTCACCTAGTGACAATTTGCAAATGTCCAGCACCCAATCAGCGCCAACATCTGCGCGAATGTCAGCATTCACGCAGTCAGCTTTGTAGTCCTTGCCCGAACCCAGATTAAGAGTTAAACCATTGCTTGGCATAGTCTGGCCTGTTCTTTAAAAGCCATGGAATGGCGGCCTTGGTCAGTGCGTCACCGTTCATGCCCACCGTCTGGCTGCCAATGTGGTGGACATATGACCGACTCAGGTAATGGTGAAAGCCTGCTTTTCTCAAATCCTCGCAATGCACATCATCGGAGTACCAATTCAGCGGAGGAAACTTGGCCGCGCTCCACGCATCAGCGCCAATCCATGCAAAGATAGGGGATGGGCATTCCAGCGGCACAATTGCGTCTTCATAGGGGTACTTGAAGTAGTGCAACTGCTGCCCAAAGGGATTGCTTCGCACATTTTGCACAGGTCTGGCCGCATCACAACGCGCTGAAACCCAGCCCACAGGCTCGCCGGTTTCCTCTTTCAACTGCGCCACATCCTCCATCAGCAGTCGGTAGCTGGTGGGTGTCAGCACAATGTCATCGTTGGCGCAGATCACCGACTCAAACCCATCGGCAAACGCCCTGTCCATGATGTCGTTGTAATCCTCACCGAAATTGTGCGGCGCACCAAAGACCTTCAGGTCAGCGTCAAAGCCGCCAATAATGGACTCTGGACCGCGCAAATACACAGGCACTTCGGGACAGTACTCTGCGATGCTTGTGAGCATCACCCGCAAACCTTTGCCAGTGACTGTGCTGATACATATGGGAGAGATCACTTCTTGGGCTTCTTCTTGGCAGTCTTGGCCGCCAGCTTGAAGTCAGCGGCAGACGGCGCTGCCTTTGATCCCACCTTGTTCATCTTCTCGCCAGAGCCTGCGGCTATGCGTTTTTGCTTGGCGTTGATGTTGGCGTACAAACCTGGCTTACTCTTCATCTTTAACCCCAATCTTGATGGTCAGCAAGGACTCAGGCTCTTCCTCTTCTTCCTCTTCCTCTTCCTTGACGATCCAAGCCGAGCAAGTACGGCTGGCCGCGCACTTGAAGTCGAATATCTCGCAGTAACCCAAGTCACCGGCATCAATCATGCCCCAAGGGTCACCCTCATCGCCAATGCCCTTGGCAATGCAATCGAGCATCGACTTTTCCTGATCAAAGGCCGCGCAGTTACCGCAACGGCTCATCTTCGCGTCTTCAGCGTCAACGCCCCACTCATCAGCCATCTCCATCCAATACTGCTTGTTGGGCAGCGCAGGATTCTCCGGACCGTAGTTCGCAGACGCAATCGCCTTGCCGCGATTCTTCAAGTTCAGCGTGATGTCTTGCGTGGCCACGGGACAGCTCTCGCCATCCTCATAGCCCTCGTCTTTGTCCATGGCCTGATCCATGGTGCGTTTGAGCGTTGCCATTATTTCTCCTTGTATACTATTGCAATGAAAACTACATTGCAATCGCCATCATGAAAACCTTAGAGTGCTTATTCTGCAAAGAACAATTCACCCCAAAAAAGAAAACCACAAAATACTGTTGCAGACATTGCCAGACAAAGCACATTGCTGTTTTGTTTGGCAAGCAGCGGGCAGAGAAAAGAAAGAATGGGAAAACTCTTTCATGCTTAATTTGCTCAACATCATTCTATGTCCCCGTATACAGAATTGAAACAGCAAAATTTTGCTCTAGAAAATGCACATCAATTGCCAATCCAGAAAACACCAAAAAAGCTCAACTTGCTAGTCCACTCATGAAAAGAGCAGGCATTGGATCAGTCAAAAAATACATTGTCATTCAGGTTGACGGCAAACAAATCAGAGAGCATCGTCATGTCATGCAAGTACATCTTGGCCGGAAATTATACCGCAATGAGCATGTGCATCACATCAATGGTGATCCAACTGACAACAGAATTGAAAACCTGCAAGTCTTGACAAACTCAGAACATCAAAAACTGGAACTCAGCTTTTTTTCTTCTGCTTTACCCCAGCAGAACTCAAAGCAATAGCCACCGCTTGGCGTGGATTCTTGACTACTTTGCCGCCCTTGCCAGAGTGCAATGTGCCAGACTTGTACTCCTTCATTACAGAACCGACTTTCTTTTGTGCCTTGGTCA